CAACTACAACATCAAAATCTACAACTACAACATCAAAATCTACAACTACAACATCAAAATCTACAACTACAACATCAAAATCTACAACTACAACATCAAAATCTAGAAAAGATGTTATTGTATTAACAGAAGAAGGATATTTAAATTGTAGTATATTGTGTAATTATGACTATAAAAATATATGTAATGATAATAGCTATAATTGTTTAAAGAGTATAACAGATGAAATTACTATTTATTGTTTATATAATGTATTTACATGTAGTGAAACAGAAAATAAGTATGAATTTGTATTAAATACTGATACTGTGTGTATATTAGATAATATTAATATTTGTAGTGATGCAAAAATTCCAATATATGAAAAGACAACAAAAGAAATACCAATATATGAAACAAAAGAAATTGCAATATATGAAACAAAAGAAATACCAATATATGAAACAACAACAAAAGAAATTGCAATATATGAAACAACAAAAGATTTAAGAATAATAATTGAATTAAATTCAACATACAGTTTAGAGTGTAATATTTTATGTAAAAAATTTTGTACTCCATTATGTACAAATGGTTATGCATGTTTAAAACATATTAATTATAATGAAATATTAATATGTTCAAGTAAATATACTTGTAACAATAATTGTGATAATGAAATAAAATTTATAAATGAGCATAATAATAAATGTATGTTTAATGGTACTGATATATGTCCTTCAAAATATACAAAAGAAAATACAGATTTAGATTTTGAAGAATCAACAGATGATGAAACAGATGTTGAAATAAACACAAATATTGTAAATGATAAAGATAATAATAATAATAAAATATTAATGATAATATTATCAATATTTATACTTATTATATTTTTTATATTTTTATTGTCATTATTAATAAAGAAAACATTTTCTAAATATAGTAATTATAATATTATTGTTTAAAAATATATTTAATTAATTTATAAAAAATAATGTTAATATTTTTATATTATAAATGTCAAGACTTTATAAAAGTTTTTTAATCTTACCAAATGTATTTGATAAAAATAGTATATTATTATATTCATTATTTTCTACTAGAATATCAAATAATATAAATTATTATATTGTTAAATATTCTAATAAATATTTAAAATTAGATGAAAATTAAAGAAAAAATGAAAAATAAATTTAATTAATTTATAAATTATAAATAAATATTATTAATAATTATATAAAGAATGATAAAATTTTATATATTTGTATTAATTATAGGTATATGTTATTGTGATACATTTAAAAAATGTATAATTAAACATGATAATATAATTGAATGCAATGAATTAAGATTTAAGTATTATTTAAGATTAGGTGAAATAAATGTTGTCAAAATAAATAATATAAAATATTTAGAAACATTAGTATATTATACTAATGAAAATGATACTATAACAGAAAAAGAATTAATAAAAACACAATTAATAAAAACTGAATTTAATAATTCAAAAGAAATTATTGATAAAGAGATTAATAATATAATATATTATATAATGGGAAAAACAAATTTTTCATCACATATATATAATTCTATATTTAGTATGTCATTAATTAATATTGATAATGTATATATAGCTAAATTAGATAGTATGTATTATAATATTACAAAAATGAATGAGACAGTAAATTTAAAATATATTATATTATATACACATTATAATAATAAACATAAATTTATATTGTGTTATATTAATAATAGTGATAAAATATTAGATATTAAATGTGATTTAGAATTAAAATTTAATATGGATTTTATATATTCATTAGATTTAAAAATATCATTAATAGAATTTCTGAATGCTATATCAAAAGAGAAAAAAATATTAGATAATAATATATATTGTAATAATTGTAATAAAATTTTAGATAACAAAATATTATCATATTTTTATATTATAAATGAAAATAAAAATTTAATATTTGTAGATGAAAAAGATACTAATATCTATTCAATAATTGTTAATAAAATATATGATACATTAATGTTTTATATTGGTACTTATTATAATAAATATTTTAAATTAGATGATATATATCATGATATTTGTAATGATTATTCTAGAAGTTCAGAATTTATAAATCCTTATAAAAATACACATGTATGTAAATATAATATAATAAAAAATATATCAAATTTATATATAAAAAAGGAAAATGATGTTATATTATCAATGAATAAAACATTAATTATAAGTGATGATGTTAATTTTATAATTAATTTAGTTGATAAATATTGTTCTGAAGATATGTTTAAATCAATAATTGATAATATATTAAATTATTTTTCAAAAGATTTGGTAGAAAAGTTTAGTATTAATAATAAACATTACAATAAACCTGTGTATTTGAAATATAGATTGGATGATTATATATATGTGTTTGATAATAATTTTATTTTTAAATATAAAAAGATTAATATCACTCATTATTATTTCTATAACATAGAAATAATTGAAATAGATATAATTAAAGAAAAATTTACAAATAATAAAATTATTTTAGAATGTGATGAATGGGAAAATAAAAATATAAAATATAGTAATAATAATGAATATAAATTTTTAATTACCGAACCTAATATAATTTGTAGTGATGATTATAGAAATAATAATTGTACTAAAATAATAAAAAATTCTTTATATAATAAAGATTATTTATTTTGTACAAATACAATAACTAAATGTAATTTAAATAGTGTTAAATATTCTAAAATATTCATTGATTTTTTTTGTAATAATTTATTAAGTTATAATGAATTAATGTATGATTATGATGGTATTAAAATATATTTAGCAATATCAGTAAATAATATATATGTATATAGTAATAAATATTGTAATAATGGATTTAAGTTAGGTAACTTTAATATGATAAAGAATAGTGTTGACGAAGTTGAATATTTTGGTAATTTGTTTGTATATAGTTGTAAAAACTGTATTATAACAAGTGAAAATAGTATCAGAGAATTATTAAAAATAAATATGTATAATATTTTTCTGATAAAATGAAATTTAATTTATATAAAATATAAAATATAAAATTTAAAAATGATAAAAATATTTATAATATTATATTTAATTAATTTAATTAGATGTTGTAATATATATAAATGTTCTATATATAATAATTATTCATCGATAGAAATAATAAATTCTAATTTAAATATTGATGAAGGATATATATGTGTTAATTATAATATTGCTAAATTTAAGATAAATAATAAAATATGTATTAAAGAGGAAGTAATTAATTCTAGTGAAAAAATATGTGAAACAAATAATTTATTATATTGTAAAAATGGATGGAGTTATTTTGTAACTGATATATATAATATAATAATTGATAAAAATATGTGTATTAAAGAAAATAATATAGGTATATGTAAAGATAAATTAAATTAAATATGGTATGATTTACTTTTATAATATAAATAAAATAATTATTTTTTTTTAACAAGTAAATGAACATTAAGATTATAATTTCTACCTGGTCTTTGACATCTCCCAATTAATTGATCTTTTTTAGATTTATCAATCATATCAAATAAAATTATATCAGTAGCTTGTTCTAAATTAGTACCAACACCATTATCAGCAGTTAAAAAGATAATTTTGACAATACCATTATTAAATTTATTAATAATATTTCTAATAACAAATTCATTACCAGATAATACAGCAAAAGTTATTTTATTATCTTTACAATAATTAATAATTTTATTATGTGATTCTTCATAATTAGAACAAATGATAATTTTACAATTATTATTATTAATAATAATATTTGTTATAATATCAACAATAGCATTTAATTGTCCAAAAGGTATTTTTTCAATTGATCTATATGTATTAAATGTATCTTCTAAAGAAGTTCTACACATGACACATGTATATTTATTTTCTTTAATCCATCTTATGATACATTCACTACAAGAAATTGAATTACAACAAGTTGTTATAATACAATCTTCTTTTGTTGTATAACATATAACACATTCATATTCTTTGATTTTATTTCTAAAATTTTCAATCTTTTGTGTAATCTTAATTCTTTGTGATATATCAGGTAATGAGTTAGTGCCATAATTATTTAATTCATTTTCCCATTTAGAAATAATTGATTGTATAATAGATAAATTATTATCTTGATTTATATTTAATAAATTTTTAATATCATTAAAAGAATCAGTTTCTAAAGCACGTGTAATAGAAACAGACATACCATTTAAAATATTATGAAATGAAGATACTCTATAATATGATTTAATAAAATTAATTTTTGGTAATTTAAATGACATATTAATAAATTTTTGTGTTGAAACAACAATAATTTTATTAAAAATTTTATCAGGAAGATAAGAAAAATTATTAATAAATAGTGAATCATTTATACTTTGATAATAATAATTATTATTAGATAAACTAGAAATTATCCAAGTAAAATTAGTTCTAATATTTAATTTAATATTTCTTAATGCAAAAAATTCATCAATAAATAATCTATCAATACCAATATTATATTTATTTAACATAACTTGAAATTTATCAAATAATGTAGTCTTAACAATAATAATATTATGTAATAAATTATTTAATTCATTATCTATTTTATCATTAAATAAATTTTTTAAACAAAAACAATTAATATTATCATAATAATCATTAATATGATAATTAAATTCAATTAATTGTTTATTTGTACCAATAAATAATGCATTAGATTTATAATTATTAACATAATATTTCCATTGATGAAATAATGTATGTGGTACTAAAATAACATTAATGTTTAAATTATTATAATTTTTAATTTCTGTTTTATATCCAATAGAAACATTTCTATTATTTAAATGAATATTATCTAAATGTATAATATCATTAATATTATAATTACACAATTCTAATACAATATAAGATTTACCACTACCAACATCATTAGAAAGAAATCCATAATTTATATTATATTTATAATTATTAAAATAATATATTCTTAAATTTTCAATTTCAATCATTTTATAAATAGATGCAAGTTGATGTGGCATTAATTTAATTAAAGTATCACTTTTTAATTGTATTGAACGAGGTGATTTTTTATTAAGCATCATAATAACTATTTTATATGAAATACTATTATATGAAATGCGATTTTATGAATAATATTAATCAGTATTCACTTTATTTGATAATAATTTAAAATATTCAATAGGTATAAATAAATAAATTTTTTTTGCAGCATTATATCTCTTATTTAAATTTGACTTATCATAATTTGACTTATCAAATATTAAATTATCTATTTTATTATATTCATTTAATAATTGAAAATATGTAATATTTTTATCATCTTTCCAATAATTTAAAATAATATTATATAAATTTAATGACGGTCTTATACCAATTGATTTTAAAAAATT